GAAGTCTACGGCGGGCCGCGTCGGAACAAGCCGGCCGAGCTTCAGCTCAGGGCCAGGGGGATACTGCCCGAAGGTAAGTACGTGGTGCCCGGTGCCGGCGCGGACCTGGATCGCTACGGGAACATCAGGCGCGGCCAGGTCACCAAGGCATTGAGCGGCATCCGCGGCTTCACTCAGGCCGGGTACAACGCGAACGCCACCGATAGCAGACGGAGCAGGGCGAAAGGTAATGCTCGCCGCTACTTCGTCATGACCCGTAAGGGCCAGCCCATAGGCATTGCCGAGCGCACAGGCCGAGGACGGGATGCTGTCTCGGTCATCATGGCCTTCGTGTCTCGCCCTTCGTACCGCCGCCGGCTGAGCTTCTTCGAGATCGCGCAGCAGTACGCCGACGAGAACCTGCCGCGTGAGTTCGAGGTGGCGATGCGCGGCGTTGCTGCTCGGTTCGCTGCGAGGCGCTGATGGATGCACCAAAGTGGTGCGAATTCTTGTTGTCCAGCACAAGTTTAAAAATTCTGCGGGTCCTCCCCGGGGTGCCCCCGTCAGAGGGTAATTCGAGCCTCGTTCTCGCTCTATATACGGGCATTTTTCACGACTTCCGTTTCCGGTTCCGGTTGGGTATCGCATGGCAACTCAGATCGAAGTGGCGAAGCACCTCGATCTCAGTGATCGCCAGGTGCGCAATCTCATCGCAGACGGTGTGCTGCCTGGCTCCAAGGGCAGGGGCGGGTTCGACGTGGATGCATGCCGGCTGGCCTATATCCGCTATCTGCGAGGACTCGGAAACGCTCAGGTCAAACCGGAAACGGCCCCAGACTCTGGCGACATAGACCCGCTGATCGAATACCGGCTCACTCAAGAGCGCCTGCGGCTTACTGCGGCCCAGTCCGAGGCTCAGGAGCTAAAGAACGAAGTAACCAAGAAGCGGCTGATACCTGCTGAATTCATCACCTTCGCTTTCGCAAAATTCATTCCGGCCGCCGGCTCGATATTCGATACGGTGGTCATGACGCTGCGGCGCCGTCACCCCGATCTCACTCCGGGGCAACTCGACTCGATTAGCCGAGAGCTGACAAAGGCGCGCAACACTATCGCCCAGGCGGCAGATCGCCTACCGGAGTGGCATGACGAGTTTATCGACAGTGCAGATTGAGGCCTGCCAGGCTGCTATGTCAGCCGGCTTACTGTCTCTGCGCCGAGACGCGCCTCAGACTCCTGTGGCATGGGCTGACGATAATTTTTACCTGTCCAGCGAATCTTCCTACCAAGAAGGTCGCTGGGAGACGCTTCCCTACCAGGTTGCGATGCTCAACGCCATGGGCAACGACGAGATTCGAATCGTCAACGTGATCAAGTCCGCCCGTGTCGGCTACTCCAAGATGCTGCTGGCGGCCTCGGCTTACCAGATTGAGCACAAGCGTCGGCATATCGCGTTCTTCGTGCCAGATGATGGTAGCGCCGACCTGTTCATGAAGTCCGAGATCGAAACCATGATTCGGGACGTTGGAGCCGTCCGCGCGCTGGCGCCTTGGTGCGGCAAGAAGAGCCGGGACAACACGCTCGACATCAAGAAATTCAGCCATGGCAAGCAGTTGTGGTGCCGCGGCGGTAAGGCAGCGAAGAACTATCGAGCTATTTCTGCTGACACTGTCATCTATGACGAATTGGCAGCCTTTGATCACGACATCGATAAGGAGGGGTCTCCTCTCGTCCTGGGTGACAAGCGGATTGAAGGCTCTACTTTTCCGAAATCGATCAGGGGCAGCACGCCTAAGCTGCGAGGTCCAATCGATCGAGGCGGATGCCAGATTGAGGGTGCTGTCCAGAAATCGCCACACTTGCTGCGCTATCACATTCCTTGCCCTCACTGTGGCGCAGAGCAGTATTTGAAGTGGGGCGGCAAGGATTGCGCCTATGGCATCAAGTGGGACCCTGAACAGCCTGAGGATGCCTGGTACGTGTGTGAGGCTACCGGATGCCTGATCCGCTACTCAGAGGCGCTTGAGGCGCAGTACAAGGCGCGATGGATTTGCGAAAAGACTGGAATCTGGACCCGGGATGGTTTCGACTTTTTCGATGCAGAGGGGGCGCCGATTCCTACCCCAGAGTCCATCAGCTTCCACATTTGGACAGCCTATAGCTTCTTCGTGACCTGGGGTCGGATTGCACAGGACTTCCTTCAGGCGAAGGGTAGTCGCAGCGACCTGAAGACCTTCGTCAACACAACCCTTGGCGAGACATGGGAGGAAGACCAGGGCGAGCGCGTCGAGTGGGACGTGCTGCTCGGGCGCCGCGAGGTCTGGCAAGGCGAGATACCGGCCCAGGCTGTGATCCTCACTGGCGGCGGCGACACGCAGGATGATCGCTACGAGGGGAGAGTCTGGGCATGGGGGCCAAACGAAGAGTGCTGGCTGGTTTATCGCTTCGTGCTGATGGGTGATCCAGGTGGTGAAGAGCTGCGCCGCAAGCGCGATCTGGAACTGCACCGCCAATTCACTCGGAGCGACGGCCTCGTGATGAAAGTGGAGCGCTGGTGTTGGGATGCTGGCGGCCACTACATCGATCAAGTCTGCGACGACAGCAAGAAGAACGGCTTGCTTTGGATGATCCCCATCATCGGCGCGCCGGTTTACGGGAAGCCCATCGCCAGCTTCCCCACGAAACGCAACAAGCGAGGCGTGTACCTGACAACTGTCGGTACGGACAACGCCAAAGAGCTGTTCTACAGCCGTCTACGACTGCCCTTAGATGTGTCGAAGTCCCAGGCAGGCATTACCCAGCCCCAAGTAATCCATTTGCCGGCCAACGACCTTGTTTGCGACGAAATGGAGGTCAGGCAACTGACGTCCGAAAGCAAGGTGCTCAAGGTCGTCAAGGGTGTGCAGCAGTATCGCTGGGACAATCAAGGGCGCCGAAACGAAGCGCTGGACTGTTTCGTGTACGCCCTGGCGGCTCTGCGAATCAGCCAGCAACGTTTCGGCCTGGACCTGGAGCGGTTGGCCGCGGCAGGAGTTGAGGCGCTGTCGCCCACTACGGATGAGCGCCCGCGGGTGCAGTCCTCTTATTGGAAGAAAGCGTGATGACCTACACCCTGGAACAATACCGAGCCCTGAAAGGGGCGGTGGCGGAGGGGGCGCTGTCGGTTCGTTATGCGGATCGCAGCGTCACCTACCGGTCGGTCGAAGAGATGCTGCGCATCCTCCGGTTGATGGAGGATGAACTGGGGCTTTCTGCGAACAACGACGGCGGACGCCGCTACACCTCTTTTTCCAAAGGCTACTGACATGAGCGTGTTCGAGACTTGGTTTCCCGGCCTGGCCGCGAGACGCGCCGAACTGCGCCTGAAGAAAATTCGCGCGGAGCTTTCGGCGGGTCTGCTGACTCGACGTTTCGATGGAGCCGCGGGAGGTCGGCGCAATGAAGGTTGGCGCTCGGCGGGGACCGATGCCAATGCCGAGAACGCCCCGGCGCTTGAGCGCCTGCGCAATCGTGCGCGGGATCTGCGCCGAAACAACCCTTACGCCGAGCGGGCGGTGGCAGGCATTGCCGACAACGTGGTGGGCTCGGGCGTGGTGCCCCGGCCCATGGCGCGCAGTGACCGAGCCAACAACAAGCTGGGCGTACTATGGAGGGCATGGGCCGAGACGTTGGCCTGCGACGCCGATGGATTGGAGAACTTTTATGGCCTGCAGCACAAGATCATGGAGGCCATTGTCGAGGCTGGCGAATGCCTGGTCCGACGGCGGAAGCGCTTCAGTAGCGATGGCTTACCCGTGCCGATGCAACTGCAAGTGCTGGAAGCGGATTTTCTCGATGAAGCGCGCAGTGGCAAGAATGGCAAGAACGAAATCATCCAGGGGGTGGAGTTCGATCCGGTGGGGCGGCGTGTCGCCTATTGGCTGTTCGACGAGCACCCCGGGAGTGCGCTGGCAATGCGCTCGTTGGAGTCGAGGCGCATTCCCGCAGAGGACGTGATTCACGTTTTTCTGTCCAAGCGCCCGGGGCAGGCGCGCGGCTACAGCTGGCTGGCGCCGGTGATGCAGCGCATGCGCAGCTTCGACGAGATGGAGGACGCGATCATGGAGCAGGCGAAGATCGCGGCGTGCTTCGCGGCCTTCGTCACCAAGGATGAGTCGATCGCGGGGCTCGAACGAAAGAGGCCGCCGCTGATCGAGCGGATGGAGCCAGGGCTGATCCAGGAGTTGGGGACTGGCGAGAGCGTGAGCTTCGCGGCACCGCCGGTTTTCAACGGCTACTCAGCCTATTCGTGGCAGGCCCTGCATGCGATTTCCGTGGGGCTTGGAGTGCCGTACGAACTGCTGGCCGGCGACCTGAAGGGCGTCAACTTCTCCAGTGGCCGGATGGGCTGGCTGCATTTCGCCCGGCGGGTGGATGTATGGCAGTGGCGGATGCTGATTCCGCAACTCTGCGAGCCGGTCTGGAAGTGGTTCATGGAGGCGCAAGCGTTGCTTCCTGGCGGCGTCCTGGAAGACGCCTTGTCTGAATGGGTACCGCCGCGGCGGGACATGGTGGATCCGAGTGCCGAGGTCAGCGTTATCAAGGATCGCCTGCGCCTTGGCCTGATCACGCCAGACGATGCGCTGCGCGAGATGGGCTACACCGACCCGGACGATGTGCTGACCCGTTATGCCGCCCACCTTTCGAAGGTGGATGAGCTCGGGCTGGTCTTCGACTACGACGCGCGCAAGGTCTCCAACGGGGGCCAGGCGCAAGCCAAACCGCAGGGGAGCAATTCCCAGCAAGCACCTGAAGAGACTTCAAAAGATGACGGCAATGACCCAGACGCATGAGACGCCGATGCTGAGCCTGCGCGCCGCGGTGCGGCCGGGCTCCGTGGATATCGAGAACCGAACCGCTGAACTGACCTGGACTACCGGGGCGAAGGGGCGGCGCTGGTCCTGGGATATCGGCGCGTACATGGAAGAACTGGAGGTGACGCCCGAGGCGGTTCGGTTGGACCGACTGAACAACGGCGCGCCGTTCCTGAACACCCACAGTGCCTGGGAGTTGGGTGACGTGGTTGGCGTCGTCGAGCGCGCCTGGTTGGAAGGGGGGGCGGGGCACGCGCTGGTCCGTTTCAGCAAGCGCGAGGATGTCGAGGCGATCTTCCAGGACGTGCGCGACGGCATCCTGCGCAATATCAGCGTGGGCTATTCCGTCCATCGCTACGAGTTGATCGAGGCCCCTGACGACAAGCTTCCGACCTACAGGGCGGTGGATTGGGAGCCGATGGAACTCTCCCTTGTACCGATTGGATTCGACGATGGGGCGAAGGTGCGAAGCGCCAAGACTCCTGCCGACTACCAGGGCCAACGTTTCACCACCCTTTTCGAGACCCGGGAGGCCGAGACGCCGACCGAACAACCGGCCGCCGTGGCCAACCCAAGAGAGGAAAATGCAATGACCGAAGAAGAGAAACGCGCGGCCGAGGAGTCGATTCGCCGTGAAGCCGCCGAGGCTGAACGCAAGCGCTGCCTTAGCATCCGCCAGATGGCGCGTAAGGTGGGGCTGGACGAGGAGGTGGCAGAGGACTTGATCTCGCGCGGCGTGGCCCTGGAGCAGGCCCGCGCGGAACTGATCGACAAGCTGGCCGAGCGGCAGCAGTCCGAGCAGCCGGAAAGTCGTAGCGCGCACGCCGGCGTGACCAGCGACATCGACCTGTCGGTCGTTGCCGCCAAGCGCGAGGCGATGCAAAACGCCCTGCTGCATCGTTGCAACCCCAAGGTGAAGCTGGAGGAGGCCGCCCGCGAGTTTCGCGGCATGCGCTTGATCGACATGGCCCGCGAGTCCGTGGAACTGGTTGGGGGGAAGGTCCGCGGACTGACCCCGCAGGAAGTGGCTCGCGCCGCCCTGGGCTGTGACCGCCAGGCGTTCCGCGCGGCGGGCATGCACACCACCAGCGATTTCCCGCTGCTGCTGGGTGGCACCGTGAACCGCACCCTGCGTGAGGCCTACGCGCTGGCGCCGCAGACGTGGCGCCCGCTCGGCCGCCAGACCACCGTCCCGGACTTCCGCGAGGTCACCCGAGTGGCGCTGGGCGATATCGCCGCGCTGGAGAAGGTCAACGAGCACGGCGAGTACAAGTACGGCTCACTGGGCGAAGAAGGTGCGCCGATCAAGGTAGCCAAGTTCGGCAAGATCATCGCGATCACCTGGGAGGCGATCGTCAATGATGATCTCTCGGCGCTGACGCGTATTCCGCAGGCGCTGGGCGCGGCGGCCGGCCAGACCGAATCGAACCTGGTGTGGGATCTGCTGCTGGGTAATCCGAAGTTCGTCGATGGAGAGGACCTGTTCTCGGATGCGCACGGCAACGTCGCCGCCAGCGGCGGGCCGATCAATACCGCCACACTGGCGGCCGCTCGTGCCGCGATGCGCAAGCAGAAGTCCAAGGCCGGGCATTTCCTCAACCTGGCGCCGGAGTTCCTGGTAGTGGGGCCGGACAAGGAACTGGAGGCCTTCCAGTTCACCAGTTCCAACTACGTGCCGGCGAAGAACGCCGACATCAACGACAGCCGCAACGCCTCTCTGACGGTGATCGTCGATGCGCGCATCACGGGTAACCAGTGGTACCTGTACGCCGCGCCGGGCGTCGTTGACACCTTTGAGTATGCCTACCTGGAAGGCGAGCAGGGCGTCTTCACCGAGACCCGCGAGGGGTTCGAGGTGGACGGCATGGAGATCAAGGCGCGGCTGGTCTTCGGCGCGGCCTGGATCGACTACCGCGGGGCCTACAAGAACGCCGGTAACTGATCGGCAGAGTCAAGCTGAAGGGCGCCACGGGGCGCCCTTTGTGTTTCTACGTACTCCTTGCGAGGTAAATCATGAAGACCTTCATCCAACATGGCGACATGCTCACCGTCCCCGCCCCCTCTGGTGGAGCAGTATCGGGCAAACTGTACAAGGTCGGCGCCATCCTCGGCGTGGCCGCAACCACCGTCACCGATGGGCAGCCCGTCGAGTTGAAAACGACCGGCGTGTTTGAGCTGCCTAAGGTGGCCGCCCAAGCGTGGGGCGTGGGTGATCCGCTGTACCTGGACGCAGCCAGTGGCGATCTGACCAATGCGCCTGGCGCGGGCCTGGTCCTGGTGGGGCTGGCTACCGAGGCGGCAGCAAATCCCTCCGCGGTTGGCCGCTGCCGGCTCAATGGCGTTTCGGCTCCAGCTGCCGAGGGAGCGGGAGGCTAGCCCCATGGGCTGGGCCAACTGGCGGGATCGCCTACATCAGACGGTAATGAAGACTTTCGCCGATGGGCGGGCGACTCACCAGAGCGCCTCTGGCGCGCCCCCGTCCTGCGGCTTCGAGGTTATCATTGATCACAACCTGATGATGGCGGGTCCGGAGGGCATGTTTCAGACAAACAAGATCGGGATCAGTTGGCGCAAGATCGATCTGTCCGGCGCGAGTCGGGGTGACGTGTTCATCGTGGGTGGTCAGCGCTTCATGGTTGAAGAGATGGTTGCGGACGATGGGCACATCCTGACCGCCGCCTGCAGGAAGGACCTATGCTGAAACCCAACGTCTTGACCGTGGGGCGACGAGCGTTGCTCGCGCGCCTGCAAACGATCACGCCGGCCAACGGCTACCGCACGGATGCAGGTACCCGTGTGCTCTCCGGCTGGTTCAACGAACTGATCAAGGAGTGCAGGCAAGGATTCCCGCTGATCGTCGTTCAGCCGGCCAAGGAGCAGCCGCCCGAGCATCTCGACGCCGGCGTTCGCTTCCATCGCGGCTTCGACGTGGTAGGCGCGGTGCAAGGCGGGCATGACCACTATGAAGAGGCCCTGGAGGATCTGCAGCTCGATCTTCTAGCGTGCCTGATGCCTGCCCCCAAGGGGCAGTTCCTGCGCTGGCTGCCCCGAGATCGCGGTATTACCGGGCTGACGTTGGGGGCGCCTGAGCCGTACCCGCCGGGCGATGGAATGGCCGCTGCCGTGATTCGAATCCCTGTCTATCTGAAAACCATCATCGAGGGGTAACCCATGAAGAGCGATCCCCAGGTGCCGGCCACGGTCGACGCCGCGCCTCCGGCTGCACTGAACAAAGCCGTCGAGGTCACCCTGGCAAAGGTGCATTGGCACCAGGGCGAGGAGAAGGCGGCCGGCGAAAAGATCAACGTCAGCCCTGACCAGGTTGAATTCCTGCGCCGCGAAGGCGTGATCAAGAAGGAGGCCTGATATGGCTATCGAGAAAGAGACGTATGTGATCGGCGGACCCTTCAAGATCCGCGAGTCTGGCGCCACCGCACCCTTCCAGTTCGCTGGCCTGGTGTCCACTATCCAGCAGACCATCGAGACCAACGAGATCACTCTGCCGGATACCACCACCCCGCAGGGTGGTGAGTACGATGCCGTTTCGCGCATCACTTCGGTCGGGTTGTCGATCAACTTCCGCGAACTCAAGACCAGCATTCTGGCTGCCTTAGTGTGGGGGGACGCCACCAACGTTCCTTCTGCCACCCATACCGATGAAGCGCACACCGCCGTTCAGGGAGGCACGATCGCGCTCGACTTCATGCCGCTGGAGATCACCAGCGTGAAGAGCGATGACGGCACTACGACCTACGAAGAGTTCGACGACTGGAACATGACCGGCGCCGGCATTGAAATCGTTGAAGGGGGTGCGATCTCTGCGGCCACGCCGATCAAGGTGACTTACAAGTCCGCTACCGTCGATGTGATCGAGGCGCTGACCAACAGCGGCAAGACGTTCGAATTCCTCTTCGAGGGCGAGAACGCCGCTGGTACTCAGCGTCGCATCCAGGCGCGCTATTTCCGGTGCCGCCTGAACCCGTCGAGCCAGCAGGATTGGATCAACACCGAAGACTTCCTGGCTGCCGAGGCCACTGCCAAGGTGCTGATGGACCCGACCAAGGTCGGCGCTGGAAAGTCGAAGTACTTCAACATCAAGAAGGAACTGGCGACGGTGTGACGCCGTTCATGCCCGGCAGGGACGCCGGATGTGGGCTCGCCCGCGTGGTGCTACAGTGGCGCCATTTAGGGAGGGTTTGAAATGTACTCTAGGTCGCGCGGATTTTCCCTTATCGAGTTGATGGTTGTGGTCGTACTCTTGGCCGTTTTGGCATTCATGGCCGTTCCGAGCTTCAAGGCTATGCAGGAGGGGAACAACCATCTAGCCGGCAAAGAAGTTTTTCTCCAGCACCTGGAATTTGCCAGGTCCTATGCGCTGTCAAAAAAGACAACTGTCGAAGTCTGTGCAGAAAGTGGAGGGTGGACTGACGGATATATCGTGCGCACAGATTCTGGTAAGACTGTTTTGCTTAAGGAAAATAAGTATAAAAACATCCATCCAGTTGGAGCGTGGAAAGGCTCTATGGAGTCTGGGTGTGTGCGATTCGTATCCAATGGGAGCGCACCCGCGGTGCCTGCCCCGACGGGGGAGTACTACGACTCTGGTTTCTTCGGTGGTGAAGAGCTGGACAAGGCTGCTTGGCGGGTGACGTTCAAGCCGTCTGGCTGGAACTGCACTGAGAAAGATCCTAAAGACCCTAAGTGCGCCAAGAAACCAACCTGATCGCCGGCTTGTGTTCTTGGTAATGTCCTGTTGATGCTAAAGTGTGAAGCGGTTCCAATGGAGAGTCGCTTATGACACGGATTTTTCCCGTTCTCGCCTTGCTTCTTGCGGTCAGTTCTGCCAGTGGGGCGACGGTCTTTAAGTGCGTCGGCCCTGACGGAAAAGTCACTTTTACCCAGCAGAATTGCCCTGACAACCAATCGCTGAACGATGTGGTTTCTGCCACCAACCAGCGCCCAAGCGGGTCAGGTGCCTCGGCTGTCATGGCCAAGCCCAAGCAGCCATCAGGTCGTACCTATAGAGGTAGTCACCAGGTCGGCAGCGGAGTGATCGTCGTCGGTGGTTCGTCGCCAAGCCCTACGTGTTCCACAGGACTCTCTGAGCGTGACCTTCGCAAGGCCAAGGTCCAGGGCAAGGTCGTTCCTGGAATGTCCAGGGAGGACGTGGAAAGCATCTACGGGAAGGTGAACCGCAACGGCAGTACCGCCGGCGCGGGTGCTGTCACCTACTGGAATGACAAGTATGTTGACCAGACGACCGTTTCGTTTGATCGTAACGGATGCGTCCAGGGTTCATACCAATCGGGCCACAAGAACTAGCCGATATAACGCTTTTTAAACAGCCCCGCCATTCGGCGGGGTTTGTGCTTTCTGGAGGGTTGAAATGTCCACCTTTACTGCAAGTAGAGTTGTAGATATCGATGGCGTTGAGTTTACCGTGCGTGAACTTAGCGTTGCGGATGTTCGAAAGCTAATGCAGGAGGTCAGCGACCAAGACC